GCGGCGCTGGTGGCAATGCAGCTCCCATTAGCACCAGTATTGTCGTTAATGTTAAGAATGGCCAGGCCGAAAGTCAAATGAGCGGTAATCAAGGTAATCAACTTGCGCGTGAACTTGAAGGAGCAGTCAGGCAGGTTATCCTCAAGGAAAGCCGTCCTGGCGGCCTTATTTCCAGCTCCCGCTAATTCTTCACCATGCCCCAACCCACTTTTACCATTGATGTTGAATATGGCTTAACGGTACGTCGTGGTACGCGACTGCGCAGGATTAGTTTTGGCGATGGCTATGAGCAAGTGGTGCCTGATGGTCTTAATAGCGACATCAGGAAGTATGATGTGCGAACAGTGCCAATCACTGATGCGCAAGCTGCTGCTTTAGATGAAGACCTAGCCGACCTTCAAGGGGATTTCTTTTATTCACAATTCAAGCAAGACGATGAGGCGTATAAATATCGTCTCGACCCTAATGAATGGAGCTGGCAGTGCATTGGGGACAATTCCAATATTATTTCATTTGCAGTGAAGCGTCACTACGACTTTAGAGAGTAACTATGAGCATTCAGCAGGAAGTTCGCAATAGTTGGCACGATAGCATTGTCGAACTGTTTGAACTTGACCTAGAGCCAATCACTGAAGATGCCAACGATAAGTATTATTTTACGGGCGACATATTTCCTGATGGTACAAAAATTCAATGGCAAGGGGAAGTGTATGAACCTTTCCCTATAAGTATCACAGGCTTTGAAACAACTACCAAGGGAACCATCCCACAGCCAGAGCTAACTGTTGCAAACGTGCTTGGCACTTTAGCTGCTGCCACCAATGCCTTTGATGATTTAGTGGGGGCCAAGATCACGAGACGACGCACGCTAGGAAAGTATCTTGACAATGGCGCCAACCCTGACGCTTCAGAAGAATTTCCCGAAGACGTTTATTACATTGAACGCAAAACTAGCGAAACAAGTTTATCCATTAGCTGGCAATTAGCAAGCAAAATTGACCTGGAGGGATTGCAAATACCGCGAAGAATTATCACTCAAAATTATTGTGTATGGAAATATAGAGGGGCTGAGTGTGGCTACAGCGGTCCGCCAGTAGCAAATGACCGCGATGGTCGCCTTGCTGGAGATGGCTCTGCTGCGTCAGCCAATTACATTCAGGCGCTGAAAGCTTTTAGTGCCGCTCAATCTGCAGCCCGCAACGCTGAATATGTTTTCAATCTTGCGGAGGGACAAGTTGCGTCTAGCTGCGATACCAGTACGCTGCCTATTTCAGAAACTTATTCTAAATTAACGGGGCCCGAATATAGTTTTGCCATTGTCGTTGACTCGCAGCCATTAATTGGTATTGTGAAGAACAATACTGTTGACATTGCAAGTGCTTCCGCTGATTATCGAGCCACTCGCTCCGTACGAGGTTCATTTGAAAATTTTGTAGACACCTCTGGGCTAGGGGTAGGCAATAGCATTGGCCCCTTGCGCGAAATTAATCAGTTTGAAATGGTTAAGGGGCAGCTAAAAAACGTTGCATCTTTTTACTCAGAAAGCGCTCCTGTTTCCTTTGCCTTCCCTGAACCAAGTGGAAGCGATCAAATTGGCATTGTGAATGGAAACATTGTGCCTCTTGTTACAAGCGGTCCCGGTTATTACGTTGGCAGCCAACGAAAATCAAGATTAACGGGCATTTTTGCTGTGGGTCGCATTGATAAAGATGGCACGGTGTGTGAAAGTTCAATAGAATTAGTTGCGGCAGCAGAAGAAGGTCTTACCGAAGCTAACGGCCAGTTAGAGGCAGCAGAGTCAAGCCTTGCCGCTGCTACTGCGGCACTGCCAAACAACAGCGCATTATTTCAGCAAGATATTTGCGGCAAGCGTCTTAATAGTTGTAAGCTTCGTTTTGGCGCCAGAGAACTGCCGTTTGGAGCATTTCCAGGGGCCAATCTTTCACGATGACGACTGTCCCCATTGAAATCAAACAAGCCATTGCAAATCACGCCAGGGAAGTATTCCCACAAGAGGCGTGTGGCTTTGTTGTTAATGGCAAACTAATAAAGTGCAAAAATGACCATCCATTACCATCATGTAACTTTGCAATTACAGCAAGGGACTATGTGAAAGCAGAAAGTCTTGGCGCTATTGAGGCTGTATATCATTCCCATCCAGAAGGCCCTAATGGTTTTTCGTTGAGAGATATTCAATCATGTAAACAAAGCAACGTGCCATGGATTGTTTTCAATGGCAAAACGGGAGATTTCTTTTATGCCGACCCGTCAGGCGACGCTCCGTACGAAGGCCGACAATGGGTGTATGGCATTCATGATTGTTATGCCATCTTGAGGGATTTTTACAGAAGAGAGTTTGCCATTGCTTTAGATGACTTCCCCAGAGGTGAGGAGCTGGAATGGAAGAATGACGAATGGCGAATGTTTGAACGGTACTATGAACAGCAAGGCTTTGTTGCCATCGACAAACCAGGGAGGAAAGGAGACTTTCTCTTGATGCAAGTAGGAGCGCCATCTGCCAATCACGCAGGGGTACTAGCAGAAGACGAATGGTCTTTCTATCATCATTTAATGGATAGACGCTCTGAGAAGACTGTTTATGGTGGTTATTGGGCTAAAATCACAACAAAGACGCTGCGGCATAAGGAGCTACTGTGACCACTGCCAATCGCCGTAGAGTAAAAGTAAAGCTTCTAGGGGAGCTGGGGCGTAAGTTTGGGCGCTCTTATGAATTCATGGCGCTTAGCCCCAAGGAAGTTCTTTCAGCGCTTTCCAATCAGCTTGATGGCTTTAGAGATTACTTAAGGGGCGCCCATGAAAATGGCGTGTTCTTTAAGCTTGTCACGGCAGATCCTGAGGGCATTGATTACAACGAATGTATGATGCCTTGCGACACGCTTGTAATTGCTCCTGTAATTACTGGCGCTGGCGGTTCTGGCATGAGCATTGGAAAGATTTTGCTGGGTGCAGTGTTAATTGGCTTGGCTTTTATTCCTGGCATTGGCACCGTTGCAGCGACAGGGGCATTTAGTTCAATTGGAACAGCCCTGTTCGGCATTGGCGGCAGTTTATTGTTCGGTGGCATTGCGGAACTGCTCACGCCCACGCCTAAGCAGCCCAAGGAAACGGAACAAAGCTTTTTGTTTGACAGGGCTGCGGACCTCACTTCCCAAGGTCTTCCCATCCCATTGCTCTACGGTAGATTTTTGGCAGCTTCTCCGTTGGTCATAAGCTCTGCAATTAGCACTGAAACGGTGCCCGTGTGATCATGTTGGATTCTTCTGGGTTTGAAAAAGTATTAGACCAATGGGAAATCGTTGGCGCTGGCAAGGATGGCCCCACTGAAGATCCTGACACATTGCGAAGCAAAGCCGCAGCCAGTGTTTTGGCAGTATTTAGCGAAGGGGACATTCAAGGGTTTCCAGATGGAATGTCAGAGAAAGACAAGAAGAAGCGCATTTTTTTAGATGATACCCCCTTGGTAAGTCGAACGGGTGATGCCATGTTTGATGGCAAGGTAGATATTGTTTTTAGGAATGGATCACAAAATCAATCGTCTATACCTGGGTTTGATGATGTAAGAATTGAGCAATCGCTTGGACTGCAGGTAAAGAAAAGCGTAGGACCAATTAGTGCCACTACTACCAATTCTTTGTTAAATCAATTGGTAGTGCGGGTGGGAGTGGCTTCATTGTTTGCCGTGACAGATGAGGGCAATATAAAAGGAACTAAGGTAAATTTTACTATTCGCATTACCAATAGAACTGGCAATGTTGTGAATCAAGGGAATACTAATTTTTCTATACAAGGCAAAACTCGCGGGCCCTATGACCGTGAATATTCTTTTAATTTATCTGGCACTGGACCATGGACTGTCTCGGTTGAGAAGAAGACAGATGATGCCTCTAGTGTTCGGTTAAACAACGACTTTTATTTTCGTGCCATTGTTGGTATTATCAACGAAACCCTTCGTTACCCCAACTCTGCCCTTGTTGGCATAAAAATATCGTCAGAAAATTTTCAAAGTGTCCCGACAATTTCTGCCTTGCTGCAGGGAATTAAAATTCGTGTGCCAAAAAATTACAATCGCGCCTCTAATTCATACTCCGGCATTTGGCAGGGAGACTTCAAGGTGGAATTTAACAATAATCCAGTGTGGGTATTTTATGATTTGTTAACAAACGCAAGGTATGGAGCGGGTCTATTTATTGAGAAAGAGGACATTGACATCTACGGACTGCTCCCTATAGCAAAATACTGCGACGAAATGGTGCCCGATGGAAAAGGGGATACGGAGAAACGTTTTACCTTTAACGCTTATATCAATAACAGAGCTGAAGCCTTTGAAGTGTTAAATGCATTGGCGGCATCATTCCGTGGAATGCTTTATTACGCGCAAGGGCAAATTATTGCCACGCAAGACACAAAAAAAACGGCCACAAAATTATTTTCACCTAGTAACGTTATTAACGAAGTGGATGATAGCGGCAATGTCAGCTCTCCTCCTTTTGTATATGAAGGTACTGCTCGTAAAGCCCGTAAAACGGTTGCATTAGTATCCTGGAGTGACCCCAGTGATAACTACAAAACCAAAATTGAATACGTAGAAGATAGAGACGGCATTAAGCGATATGGATACAGGGAGGTAGACATTAGAGGGTTTGGCTGCACTTCACAAGGCCAGGCGCAGCGCCTGGGAAAGTGGACTCTTCTGAGTGACTTAAACGAAACAGAAACCATTAGTTTTAAGACTGGCGCCGAAGGATTTTTTGTTTTTCCTGGTGAAATCATTGAAGTGGCAGACCCTAATAAAAACACGGGACTGCTGGCGGGTATTTCTCCGGCTCTTGGTGGGAACAATGTTTCCCTAGATCGCCCCGTGGTACTTGCCCCTGCTATTAGCTATCAAATTATTTTGAACGATGGTAATGGTAATAGCATTGAACGCAGCGTTACTACAGGCGCAGGGGAGCACACCGTACTAACTGTTTCGCCATCGCTCCCTGAGTCATTGACAGCGCCTGCGCCTTGGATATTAAGGGAAAGCGTTGCTCGCCCTCGTCCGTATCGTGTGGCAGCATTAAGCGAAGAGGAAGGCGTTGTGACTGTTTTAGCTACTGCTTACTATGAAGCAAAATTTGACTTAGTGGATTCATCCGCTCGCATTGATGAGCAGCGAACGTCTGTTCCCCGTTTAAACATTGTGCCAGTCGTTTCGGCTGGCTCTATTCAACTACAGGCGAGATAAGACTATGGCTTCTGTAGATATTACTTGGGATCAGCCTCGGTATAGCGGCTATTCCATTCTCAATGCCCTTAACCCGGCAGTGTGCTGGCAAGAGCCTCAAGTACATCCTTTCTTTCACGCTTTTGAAGTGGAAATATACAGAGAAGAGGAGGACAGATGGCTGAATCTAGGCGAAACTACCAAGAATTATATTGGCGTTGACACAGCAGAGTTTGACATCTTTTCGTCGTATCAGATTCGCATTGCTACAATTGGCATTAACAGAGAGCGCTCTGCATGGTCGTATAGCAGGAGATTTATTTCTTCTCCATTGCGACTTGATTTTACTACGAACAATACGGTTACACT